AGCATAACAACTTTGCCATACCATATGAGGTTCGACTGACGGGATATTATCTGGCGAGGAAGTATACCCGGGTCATCCCTAGCGCAAGGACTCTGTCGACACTAAGCAAAGGAAGGAGGATACTAGCGTCCATCACCAGCCATTCGAGCATGATACAGGGCGCCCAGAGCACCAGGAGCATAATAGGCTGCCTTCAAAAGACGAGGGAGAGCGAAGACTCGGTATATTGCTACACCCGAAGAGCCACAGATGATAGAGAACCACCGTGGGCGTGGTCACCAGAAGAGTGGAAGGAGAAGCTCAGTTTGAATAATGAACACAATGTCTTCTCCGTCACCTCTCTGACCACAGTGATCGTGGCTTTTATGATAGGGTTTCTGGTTCTGCCACACACGACCTCTAGTCCGACAAGCGCCAGGTACACGTACGCAAACATACTGCCGAAGTTACTGGACGCGTTTCAGGACTACATGGTCGAAGTGAGGACTAGTCTCTCGGCGTTCGCACTGAAAGTCATCGCATTCTTCATAACCCGATTCACGGTCTTCTTGATCTCCTACGTGCTGTGGAACTACATAGACAAGTCACGTTTACCTCGATGGGTTCCGGTTAGCCTGACGATAGTAAATGCAATCACACCGTTCATCCTTATGATAGACAGAGAGATGTACCGATACCTAGCCCCCCACTATCCAGAACTGTTAGCTTTGGAGATGATCTACGTGAACGCAGCAGTGATCTATTATGCAGGGCCAGGTAAACTAGTACTGAAGCACAACCCGTGGGAGAATGTGACCATGAGTAGGAATACGATTAGCTGGGGATTCTGGAAGGGCGGTTCTTCTACTCAAGGGTACGTGGGCAACCGGTCAAACACATCACACTACGGCAACATCTTGGCGATCCAAAACGTGCTGATAACGCCTGAGTTCAGGAAAGCTACCAAGATCGATTCGGGGTACGTTAACCACAATGTCACGATGGTCAGCAAGCACACTACCCTATTGAGAGGAGAAACCCCGACAGCAATCTTCAGCGAAGTATGCGCACGTGCTGAGCACAAATCAGACTTCCTGGAAGAAGGCCCCAAGACTTACGCCCACACAGTAGCAGCTACCTTATGCACCAAAAGGACTACTCAGACACTCGCACTCACCAGCCCTAGCAATGCTCTGGCAGCACTATTAGGCAGACAATTCGGTTGCAAAGCGAAACCCAACAAAGAAGAGTTGGGTAAGTTCATGGAGTTCTCCAAGAAGCTGATAGATATGAGGTTAGCTGGGCTCGATAAGGGAGCAATAGAGCGGATGATTCGCCAATGGTGTCACAGACCAGTAGCCAACTACATAGCTGAAGAAATCGCGATCAAGAAGAGACCCGCATATATGGCTGGTTACCAGAAAGCAATCCAACACGGGTTCATCCCCAGCTCTTACAACATGATGCAGAAACCGGGGGAGTTGAACATGGGAATAGCGACCGACGCAAAGACCCGCTGTATAGCCAATCCATCGAACCAATTGAAAGCTTTGGGCTCATATGTGGGTCGGCTAATGCTGATGATCGCGAAACAGGCGTACCCCGAAATCGTCCACGGACTCAATGGATCACAAATGGAAGCGAAGATACAGGCAGCGATAGACAAGATCAAGGATCCTCATTTACTATCGTATGACATGTCCGCGTTTGATAGCACCCAAAGCCAGGATCTGCTGAAAGTAGACAACTACTTCGTGGATAGCGTCTGGCCGTGGATTGAGAAGTACCTACCATTCACGAAGAAGTTAAAGACCAGGCTACACAAAATAATTGTCTCGACCGTCATGAGTATCAACTTCCAGGTAGGTAGAAAGACAATCGCGAAATTCAAAGCCACTGGGACCGTGTTCTCAGGCAGCCCGACAAGAACGACTCTAGGGAATTGTATAAGAGCTGCCCACTATCTGCTATACGTAGCCCACTTGTCCGGTAGGAACATCCACGACTCATCAGACATACAAGCGTTTGTGCAGGGAGACGATAGTTTGCTGCTGACTTCAGGGAAGACGGAAGAAGCGATAAAAACCGCCTTGAATACCGTTTCGTTTGATACTCGGCCGACAGAGG